CAAAATGACCGCCATAAACAAGCACGCAACTATCTGCTCCTCATGCATCCTTACGTCTATCCTCCAAGTAATCCATCCATTTTTCCCAATTCTCATATTCTTCATCAGAAATTTCTCTTTTAATGGGCTTAGGATATTCGCTTTCCTTAATGTCAATCGCATCCGTAGGCTCTTCCAACCAAACATGCTTTACATGATGCACTGCCCAGTCGAACACGCAGTACATGATATACCAATTCGCCACGGTAACCAGCACTGCCACAACTATAACGCCGATCACGAACCACGCAAATTCCGGAAGCTCTAGAAACATGTCAATTCCTCCATTCACCCTTCGACTTATCCCTACAATTGCATTATACAACAAGCAAGTGATAATTTTTGCGATAATTGCAATTAATGAACATCGTTCATTTATTACCGCTCACCAGACACATAATAGCGATACCTAACATAGTGCCCACTACAAGTGCAATATAATGCGACAGCATCTTAACCCTCCCATCTAAGCCAACAGTTCCAGCTCCTATAATACCCGCCGGTCGATATCTCGTTCCCGGTCTGGTCTCCCGGCTGCCCTCCGGCCACGCCCCCGAACTCGTTGATATGCGCGCCCACGAGCATACCGTCTCCGAGATACAGCTCCACGTGCCCGGTGCCCGCCGATATGTCGCCCTCGAACAGAACGATATCCCCGCGCACCAAGTCGGACGCTGCCGGGTTGCCGTCGTACCTCTTGAACCCAAGCCCCGTGAACACGCTGGACATGTTGTAGGTGGAAGGAGAGGGGAACGGAACGTCCCATCCGTTCTCGCGGAACGCCCAGGACACAAGGCTCGAGCAGTCGAAGTCAACGCCTCCGTCCCGCGTCGGCTGATCGTAGCCATGGCTGTTGTCGTCTGCGATCCCGACAGCCCAAAGGCACGCGCCCTCAACACCTGATCCGCCGGGTGCGACGCTTCCAGAGCCTGAATTGAGATTCTGCGCGCTGATCTTCGTGAACATGGTCGTCTTCGTCCAGGATCGGCGCGTGCGGTTCAGCACGTAGACGTTGTCCTCCCATGTTCCTGTGTTCTTGAATCTGTAGAAGTCTATATCGTTGAAGTATATATAGCCGTCGTTGCCTATAGTCCCAATGTAGGCGTTCTCAACGCCGCCTTTCTTAGTGGCGCTGATTATGATCACGCTCGCCATATCGATTCCTCCCGGCGGATCTATTTCCCAGTAGTTTCCGTAGTTCAACGCGAGAACGACGTTTCCAGCCCATTCCGGCTTGCATCCCGGCGTTCCGGGGTTAGCATGGCTAGGATACCATTTCGAGTACTCCACAACCGATTCTATCACGCTAATCGAATTCGGCGGGTAAAGATGCCCCCATTCGCTGTAATTAGGGTCTCCCGACGATTTAACGTCTCCGATGATGCAATTCAATATCAGCCCCGTGTCCAGCTGGAAATCCACGTAGTCTCCGACACCCCCGAACGCCTCGGTGCACGCGATCACGTATCTTCCTTCTATGATGGCGAATCCCTCTGCATCATAGTTCTCACCCGCATCCGCCCGAAGCTTGTACTGTAGCGAATCGGGCGCGGTTATCAGCGACCAGCCCATATAGGTGTAAACGCAATTTCTACCGCCCAGCTGCGGCACTATCTCCCGCGCCATCACAATCCCATCCTAACTATATCCCTGAACCAGTTGTTGAGCTTCATCGACTCGTACCGAACGCACCCCATGTCGTACGCCTTCTTCAAGTTAGCCAGATGGGGTGAGGATTTGAAACCTTTGAGCAGCAGAGTGTTCGGCTCATGGTCTTCCGTCGTGGCGGCGAACACGTGGCGGCACTGGCGGTCAACGTCTTCCGACACGTAATAGCAACCGTTTCGGTTGTCGCGCCATATTCCGATAGCATCGTCGTAGTAAAGGAGCGTGAACTGGTATTCGGCATTCTTGCCCTTTCTCGCGATGAACTTCGGATTGTCGCGCAACCACTTGTTCTCGGCCGCATAGGCCGCATAGTCGCTGCCCGCTATCGCCTGGTAGAAGCGCGTGCCCTTCTTCGCCTCGATCAGCTCAGGGGGCGCTACCATCTGCGTCAAGAACTCGCCGCGCCTCCATACGTCCGTCTTGTAGGGAAGCTCCAACTTGAAGTAGTCCATGTAGGGGTTCGCCGAGGTCACTGCGTTTCCCCAGAACATGCAGGTTACGTCGTAATCTCGAGATCCAGGGCGGGCGATGGTTTCATAGAGTTCGAGGAATGCCGTCACCTCGTCGGGAAGGTACGTTTGGAACCCCTTGTCGATGACGAACTCGTCGAACAGGATAGTGTCCACGTTGTCCAGCGCATCGGACTTGAGCTTGCGCGCCGTTGACAGCGCTTGCGCGTAGCCGCATATCTCCTTATCGATATGCAGGATGTTCGATTCTGCCCACAGGGCGTGACCTGGGAACTCCTTCTGCACGTGGTTGAAGAGCCGTCCGTCCTTGCGGGTGGTCAGGTTCTTCAACTCCTCTTCAGTGCGGCGCAGATACATGAAACGCTTGCCCGTGCGCAGGTATCGCTTGACGTAGTGCTGGAGTCCCGTGTAGGTCTTGCCCGCACCGCGGATGCCGTAAATGAAGTTGAACAGGCAGTTGTAGGAGAGAGTCTTCGATATGTCCCAGTACTTAGCCATTTATCTTCACTTCAACGCAGATAGTTCCATCGTCCCATCCCCAGATTTTCGACGGTTCCATGTTCAGCACTTCCATATCTGCTTCGCTAAGAGAGCTGTTCTTATCGAAGTCATATTTCATTTCAATGATGTCTTCAAACATGAAGTACACCGTTATTCCTTCTTCGGCGTATTTCAAAAGCTCTTTGATTTTCATGATTTCCTCCTTTGACTTGAGAATTTCCCTCGACTGTTAGAGCGCCGCCCTCCATCATGCTGTGCAAGCGGAGGGCGGCTAAGTCAAAGGGCGCTAACCGAAAAGACTATCACAGAGGGGGCTGTTCTCCGTATGCGCCCGTGCCCGTTTCACCGGGTGCCCCACAGACGCAGAAGATAGCTTGCTTTCCGGCGCATGACCATCATACATTACTTCTCTTGAATTGTCACGCGGAATCTATCGTTCTCCAAAACCGACTGCGAAGGCGACGGGTCAGGTTGTCCCGAAGATGGGACGCCCGCGTACGCTTGCCACGCGCCGACGCTTCCGAAGAAGTGATTCACGTCCAGCTTGCCCGAGTATCCGGGCACCTGCCCGTCGGACGCGTACTGCCAGCAGCCGACGAGGCCGTCCGTCTCCGGAGGCTCGCCGGGGTCGTAGTCGAGTCCCGGGCGCAGCACGTCGGGGTAGCTCGCGATCCAGCGCATGCAGTTAGGCTCCACGCCGCCCTGGTTGAATAGCCAGGGGTTGGCGTAGATCCACGGCCAGATTCCGGTCTGATCGTGGACGATGTTCACGAACTCGTTGACCCACTCAACGCTTTGGCCGCCCTCCCAGTCAAGCACCGGAATACCTTCGCCGAAATAGTTGCTCGTGTTGTCTATGAAATGGACAGCCTCTTTCATGGGATCGTTGAAATTCGCGAAATGGTAGAACCCCCAGGGCTTGCCGTTCCGGCGGCACCACTGCACCCAGCTGTCGCAGTATCCGTCCACGAAATCTATTCCCTCGGTCGCCTTGCAGATCACGAAGTCCACGTTCGGGAACACGCTATCCGCGTCCAACCCTGCTTGCCAGTTCGATATGTCTATGCCCCTAAGCATTCTTGATCAGCTCTTTAAGTTCTTCCCGTAGCTCCTTAATCTCGCTCGCAATGTCGTTAAGTGTGCTAGTAAAGTCCTTAAGAGTACGATTGTACAGGTAAAACATGCCCACGCAAGCCACAATAGGGAAGCCCAGACTACCGATAAGAGTGACAATGTCGTTAACATCCATCTTCGATTACTCCTAATTAGAATACCAATTGGCGCTTATGTTGAACGAAGCCCCCGCGAGATAAACCATGCCGTCGGTGGACGCATGCAGGGAAACGACCCCGTTCGTCTGCACCGCCAGCACGTCAAGGCGCGTGTCCACGACCACGGGAACGCGAACCTCGGTCGACGGCCGGCATTCCGGAGGCAGGGTCGTGAGCGTCGCGCCCGGCGTGTAGTTCATGATCATGCAATCGCCTTGGAACTGCACGTCGTTCACGCAGGACAGCATGACCCGCTCGCTGGTGAACATCGCTTCGGGGGAGGGGGCGTGAACGTACGCCCCCTTGAAGGTCTTGAAGAAGTTGGGGTTTCCCCCGCCTGTAGGTTCATTAGGCATTGGCGGCCACCGGCAGCGTGCCATTCAAATAGTTGCCATATGCCTTGCTTGAACTGCTTAGCGTTCCTATGATGGCGGTTCCTGCATCGTTGTAAACATCATTCAACTTGGCGAAGCAAACGCTTTCAATTGCAGAATTGGAAAACAGCGACCATCCGGCTCCCAGGTTCACTTCACAGCCGTATACCTCCACAACCGTGTTCAGGGCGCGCGCGGCTATGGCATAGTTTTGAGATGAAGGGGTCTTCGTAAACTTGCTATTCCTTACAACGACGCTAGCGGAGGGCGCGCCTTGCTCGGTGGATAGAACCAACGTAGGAGCCTCTAGCACACTGTTGGTTATCTCAATGTTAGCGTTCTTGGGAAGGTTAACCACCCCGTATGTGGAATTAGCCATGTTCACGTTGTTCACTATAAGTTTGCCTTTCGTGCCGTAAACTAGGTTTTTATTAATCACACTTCCGTTGCTTGCAATAATAGTGGTAGCTGATCGAATTCCAAAAACCGGATAATTGGTGCTCGACGCATGTGCGCTTTCATCAGCTTGGACGAACACGTAGTCGTTGACGAATATGGTTCCGCCAGTATACGCGGCAATGAACGCGTTTCCTGTGCATTTGTAGTTGTCGATGAAAGTCACGAAATCGTACGTCTCATTTGGGTTTTCAGGATAGAACAGGATGTCAGAGCCAAAATACGTGTCGTTATCAGACTCTATCCCACTAATCGACACCTGGTCTACCTTGCCCCTGAAGTAAAACGAGTGGTCACCGTCCCCGTACTTCAACGCACCAGTTAGCTTGCATCCTTTCACGTTGATGTTATCGTATCTGTTGGCGAACAAGAACATTGCGTGGTATTCCGAAACGCAATCAGTCACAGTCAACCCTTGCGACCTTGTGTTCACTGACTGCAATTTTATGCAGTCGATGGCAACGGAGACGTAACGGAAGCGCATATCATGAATGTTCACGTTCTTAACGCCGTTGTTGGTTAACACGATTGGATTGATGTTCGAACCAATGGGGTTCTCGCGCGAATGATCGCCGAATGCCTGCGACGGTTTGTCGAACTCGCTGTAAACGGTGAAATCATGTATTGAAACGTTGGTGCAGTTGGCGATGTTCACGAAGTACTTCGTGTTCACGTTAGACGCAACGTGAACCAACGAACCGTTTCCCGCAATATCAATGTTGTCGGCATTGTTCATATTCAACGCTATGAAGTCTGCCGCATCGTCGGGGAATGAGATGAAATACGTTGCGCCTGATTTCATGTCGACTTTGATGCCCGACTTGCCTTCCAAGTACGCCCCGAGCGCTTTGAACGCCGCCAGGTCATTGGTCATCCCATCGGCTTTCGCGCCGAATTGCTCGGGGGTCACCGTCAACCCCTCCACCGCCTCCACCCTGACCGTTAAAGCAGACAAGTCCCCTTGGGTTGTTTTAAGGGAAGCGCCCAACTCTTTCACGTTCGATTCCAACCCGGCGACTTCCTGCCTGGTCTTCTCAAGTTGCGCGTTGAAATCGAACGTTTTAGCCCAGAACGTCTCATTGGAAATATCCACGCCCACCGGCACGGCCTGCTTGGACGTGTACGAATTCCCCTGATTGATGACGATGGTCAGCGCCTCGTAACTGTTCGCCGAACTCCACTCGATGGGATCGGCAAACTTCGGCACGTAGCGAAGCCCCTTGTACACGTACCCCGCAGCCCCCGGGCACGGAACGCCGGGCATAGAGTCCGTGACTTGCGCTGTCACGCTCGCATTGGCGTTTCCGGCCACGACCTGCATGTTTTTGATTGTAGTTGCCATTTGCCTCTCCTTTACCATTTAATAATGAGCTTGCCGTAGTCGGGGTCGTCGTAGGTTGCCACCGTGTCGAACGACAGGAACGCCCAGGTAGCCGGGATATACGCGGTGAAGTACCCATCGTCTGAAAGGCCGAAGCACACGAACTTGACAATGCGGGACACGAGCTGCTGCAGGTTCGCATCGATCCAAGCAATGATCGAGTCCAGGTACAGATGCACGTATTCTCCGTTCTTGACGGCATCGACCTCGTTTTCAAGCGCATCCACCTGCGCTTTCAGCTGGTTGTAGAAAACCATCAAATCGTTCACGTTCTGGCCTTGCTTGTTCAGGTTCTCGATCACCTCGTTGAGCTTTTCGGTTACTTTCGCAAGCACCTCGTAATAGCTCAGCTCGTCGCCGTAGACGGCCGGCAGAACCATTTGCACGTAGTAGCGAAACGGCGCTACATCCGGTGTGGGCTGGTTCATGCGCTCCTCCTTACCATATCGTCATGAAGCATTCGCGCAGCGCTTTGTCTTCCACTACGTCACGATCTATATTAACGAACGTATCGCGCCATATCAAGAGCAGTTCGGATTCGGCTTTGTCATGTCCCGTCTCCGTGCGCGAGAGCTTGTTGTCATAGCTTCCGCTCGAATCCGACTTGCCGGAATCGGTTGTGGAAGCGTCGGTGAAATCGGCTGTGGACGCGTAGTTGCCGGCCTTGATGTTGTCGAAGTTGAGCGCGGACATCGGAGTGTCGCTGAAAATGTCCTGCGCGTTGCTGGTAGACGTTGCGCTGGTGTTCGCGTTGTTGGAGGCGGTGCCGGTCGCGTCTTCCGTGATCGTCCGCGTGTGGTCGATGAGCGGCTGGATCCCCTTCGCCGTGATCTCCGACAAATACATCTGGTTGTAGTACGGCATGATCATGAACATCGCATCGCGCAGGTTCCAACGGAAAAGACCTGAGGTTTCCGAACCTATCTCGTACGCCCAGTAATGGCGTATGATCTTGTTGTTCAGCGTCTCGCGGTACGTCTCGTCGAAGATGGGATAATCTGCAAGCCCCAGCTTGTCGTAAGCAGCATGCCAGTTGGCCTCGATGTTCGGAAGCTTCGCATCGGCAAGCGTCTGCTCCACGAGCCAGCGAAGCTGCAAGCTGTACTTGCTCATCGGCCGTTCACCTCGATCCCGTTCTCGTCTGCGTACTTCGATTCGTCGAACTCGCCGTCGGCGATAGCCCACTGCTCCTCTTGGCGTTTCTCCGAAACCCTGAAATGCACGTCAACGTCGAGCCCGAAGATCTCGTTTATCTGCTTGCACGCGAATTGGCGGGACTCGAGACGGCAAAGGCGCTGCGCCTCCGTGCCTCCCAGAGAAGCGAGCATCTCGTCCACGATCACGCGCTCCGATTTGGACTCGGAGCTGGCTATCCCTAAGAATCCGAGCGCCTCCTTCCAGTACTTGTCCTTGAGTTCGTAGAGCTGTTCGGCGACGTACGGAGACGAGTTGTCGAGGATGTCGATGGATTCGAGGTCGAAGTCCTTGTCCGTCATGATAAGGGGTTTGTACTCGTCCACCTGCGCCATCATGTTCTCGAAGCTCAGGCGCTGCTTCTGCGAGCATTTCACCACGCGCGGGGTCTTCTGCTGGTACACGTTCACGTCGATAGCACGGTCGATAGCCCACAGCTTCTTGGCGTACATGTTGAGCGCGAACCATGTCGGCACGCGCAAGTTCGAATTCCAGATTATGACGGAGTTCTCGATGGTGAGCGGGATGTTGACCCCCATCACCGAGTAGGCTATGCGGTTCACCGGCTGCGAGTAGATGTCGAAGTTGCCCTCCAACATGCACTGCATGATCGCGTAGCCCTCCGGGCTGCGCTGAACAGGGTCGAGCGCGATATCCTCGTCATGCAGGAACACGCAGAATCCGTCGCGAAGGAGCCACCATTCGATTTGGCGCTCGTTGATGCCCGCCGGCAGGTTCTCCCACTCGAAGACGCTCATCGCCAGCTCGTACAGGCGCATCTGCCAGAGGAACATCGTTTGCGAGTTCATAGCCGCGTTGTCCAGCTCGCGAGCGGATTTGTGCGCGTTCTTGGGCATGTTGCCCCAGGGAAGGCCGTACGGGGTGGTAGTGGATTGGATAGGGTTCATGCATGCCTCCTTTCTTATATTATAGCATTGCTCAACGAATAGTTTCCTACATCGTCGGTGTGCCAGAACGTGACACCGGAATCTAGGAGCCGGTTGAAAAGCGCAAGGTACGTTGCCGGAACCGTGCCGGATACGTTCGCGGCAGAGGTTTTCACGTAGTTCCAAGAAGCCCGTCCCGTGACGTTCGGCTGCTTTACTTCGTTGATCGAGTATCCGAACACGCTGAAAAAGTCGTCGATGATCTTCGCGACCTCTGCGCGAGGGCGCAGCACTCGAAACCACATCGAATACATCGACGAGTTCACGGCGCTCGCAGACGAGTTCAGCGTTCCCTTGGCCGTGTTCGGCGACAGAGCCGCTACTGCGATCTGCGTGTTGGCGTTTCGAAGCGCGATATCGCGTGACGTGTCGTTCGAAGCCAGCGAATTGACCGTGGACACGGTTCCTCCGACAAGTCCTGCCACGCCACCGGCGACAGCGCCCGGAATCGCTCCGACCCCGCCCAGCATAGCACCGCCCGCCGCACCTGTCGCTGCTCCTCCTAGCGCGCTTCCAAGAAACGACCATTGCGCGTTAGATTGCGTGGTTGCATAGCTTTGCTGCGCGTTCTGCAAGGCGGCCGAAATCTTGTCGCTCAATCCTCCGTTGTACATGTTGTTAAATGACTGGTACACCCATCCGACGCTCGGCCAAGCAGGCATTTTCACAATGCCGTCGTAGTAGTTCGCAACGCCGTTATAGGCGAGCGGATAGTAAAACTCGCAAGCGTCCGACTCCCAGCCTGCGCGCTTGGCGAACTGCACGATGGCATTGGAGCCTATCGTCTTGCCGTACGCATTGGAAAAATATTCGCACGCGTATTCTTGCTGGTCTGATACCGAGTTCGCGACAAGCTTGCAAAACGGGTACGTGAAAAGCTTGGCGTTCTTCGGCACGTAGCCGTCGCACGAATCGAAAGGCAAGGAAAACGTGTAGTCGTCGGAAGCGGTCACCGAATCCGCACCGTTTCGAAGCCAGAAACCGAAACCGTCGGTCTTATCCGTTATCCTCGATGTGCCGCCCCAACTCGTCATCCAGAGCGGAACCATGTACGCGGCGCTAACGGCATCCTGCTGACCGTTGTTCGAAAGAGCTAGCATGAAGTTCTTGAAATCCTGTAGAGCGTTATGCCCGCCGACTCCCGCGAACACCGACAAAGACGCTCCGGAATACACCTTGCCGTACACGTCTCCCTCGTTGTTATGATAAGTACCGTCTGATAACGGCTCCACAGTAGAGCCGACGACGGTTGCGAAGGAACCTTCAACGTCCGTGAAAACGTGCTGGACTTTCAAGGATCCTGGGTCTATGCCCTCGTTCTTGACATGCAGGCCTATGCGGTCGTCGTTCACATGCTCGCGCTCTACGAGGCAGGGCTTGATATCGTAGTCGAACATGTAGGTCTGCACGTAATCGAGTTCCAAGTGCAAGCGCGTCGTGTTGGCCGTCTTGTACTCTGCGCGGGTGATGAACGCGTAGAACCACTTAGCCCCGAAGTTCTCGTTCTGGAACATCACGTAGTTGTAATTGTAGTATTGCTCGGGGTTGCCGTCCACGTCGATGGCAGATTCCAGGCGCTGGTACGTGTAGGTGGATATCGTCCGCTGCTTGTCCATGAACGAGGAGATGCCCCCCATCTGGGCGTTCAGGTTCGGATACCATCGAACGTGCTTGTAGTTCGGGTTCCACGGAACCGTGCCGATGCGAATCTCCGTGCTGGGCTGGTACATTTCTCACCTCCTTCGGAAAGGAGGGCGGGAAACGAATCCCGCCCTCGGCAGAACATAGGCTATTCGGTGACGGTGACGGTGGATTCGCCCGTCTTCGTTCCGTCCTGGACGGAGGTTGCCGTGACGGTGAGCTCCGTCGCCGTCTCGTTGGCCGCCACGTGCAGGTACCCGCCGTTGGTGACGGTCGTGCCGGATGCCGCGCCTCCGGTCACCGTCCACTGCACGCCATGGTTCACGATGCCGGTTCCGACGACCGCGGCAGACAGCTGCAGGTCGGCTCCCTTGGAAAGCGTGGCCTTCGCCGGCGTGACCGTCACGCTCGTGATGGCCGGGGCGGTCGGGGTGAAGGCGGCCGCCTGCCCGAACGGCGAGCAGCTGATGGTCTTCCACACATGGTGCCAATGGTTCCAGTACAGGCCTTCGCCGTTGAACCACTGCGCGGACTCCACGTAGTTGTCCAGCACCATCCACCAATCGCGGGACACCAGCACCGCCGGCACGGTCTCGAGGAGCTCGATCTCCCCTTTCGTGAAGCGGTGGTAGTTCGGGTCGAGCTGGCCGGTGGCCGGGTCGGTGAAGAGCTTGTCCATGCGAGCCCAGTCGAAGTCGGTGAACGTGTCCACCGTGATCATGCGCGCCTGGAACTCGCGGTACTCCAAGTTGAACGCGGTGGCCAGCACGTTCATGTTCATCGTGGCCTTGAACTTGGCCGTGACGATGAAGTACTGGTCTTCGAAGTCCGTGTGCGTGGTCACGCCCGCCATGTTGTACTTCGTGGACTGGTACTGGAACAGGTCGGACATGTACTGGAACTGCGTGGCGATATCGACGGCGTTGTCCTTGCCGACCGCGGGAATCTCCACCGAGCCGATGTAGCCGTTGAGGAGGCACTTGGCCAGGAAGTAGCGCATGACGTAGTACTCGTCCGTGTTGGCGCTGGTGTAGAGAGACTCGATGATGCGCGCGATCAGGTCGCTGACGCCCGTCCAGGACAGGAACGCCTGGCGCAGCTGCTGGGAGGAGACGGTCGTCTTGTAGAACTTCTGGAAGTTCATACGGTGGAACGCGGTGCGCACGTCGGGAAGCTCGCGCTTGGCGAACGTGTCCTCCGCGCCCTCGGGGTAGAAGCCGTGAACGTCGGCGAGGTTGACGAAGATCTCCTCGATCGTGTCGCCGAACTCGAGGTACCCGCGCTTGAACACCGCCCAGGGGTTGCGGTACAGCTTGGAGGTCACGATGGTCAGCCCGATGCGGTTCACGAGCGCGTTCAGGAACGCGTTTCGCGCGGGCTGGTAGCTCGTCAGGTACTCGCCGATGGCGTGGATCTCGTCGGTGGTTCCCGCAAGCTCCACGTAGGCGCGGCTGTTCGCGTCGTAGGTGGCCGGGATTCCGCGAGCGGCAAGAGCCGCAGCGACTTCCGGAGTCTCGTTGATGGTCGCCTCCACCGCCTTCTGCGCAGCCGTCTCGCGCGCTGCCGTATCGCCGGCCTTCATGACGATCGGCGAATCGGCGGCTTTCATGTTAGGTTGCTTGACTGCCATGGTCTTTCTCCTTAATCCCAAATCTCGTCGGCGTTGCGGATAGGCTCGCGCCTGCGCTCCTCGCCTACCTCGTCCATATGCAGAAGCGTCTGGTCTGCGGTGGCGAAGAACCGATCCGCGTACTTCCGGCGCGACTCGTCGCGCTCCTCGCGGTAGCGGTCGCGCTCGGCGACGGCCTCGTCGCGCTCAGCGTTCAGGCGGTCGCGCTCAGCGTCCCACTCCTCGCGCTCGTTGCGCCATCCTTCGCGCTCGTCCCAGCGCTCGTCCAGCTCCGCCGCATCCTCGTCGATGAGCGCAGCCATTTCGAGCCGCTTGTCCTCGTCCGGCTCCATGGCCAGCTCGCGCAAGCTCGGTTGGTACCTGCTCATAAGCCGTTCTCCTTTCTGATGACAAAATCACCTTCGTATAGTATAATACCGCCTTTTACGGTCTTGGAATAGAGTTTTCCCGGAAATTTCGCGCCGACATGGAAATTATCCCATGTGACGTGAGGATGGCACGATTCGGGCAACCCCGCGCAATGCACGGTGAGCTTGCCGCCCTCGTCCTCGATATAGGTCTTCGGGCGCAGGAACCTGGCGCGCTGAAACGTGCTTTCGAGCTTCCACGCGCCCAATCTGTAATCGTCCACGTCAAGCTCTTCCGGGATCTCGGTTCCGGCCAGATGAAGAGAATCGGTGTCGGCGTAGAGGAAACGATCCTTCACCTTCTGCGCGCTCCGTATCGTCTTGTTCCTCGCCCATGCCGTGATGAAAGCCCCGGCCGGCAGGTACATGCCGTCGGTGGCTTCCGGGTCGAGCAGAGGGTAGCGCACTATGCCGTCCTCGCACATGACCGGCCGGCGGCTCCGTTTGACCGGATGCGTCGCCATCTTCCCGTACGAGGAGTTCATCTTGAGCTTCGCCATGTACCGCTTGCCCGCGTTTCCCTCCTCGGCCGCATGCACCTTCTCCTCGTTGGCCGCCATGATGAAATCGTAGAAGAGCTTGTTCGATGCCTTGAACTTCCAGCCTTTGCCGTAGCGGATGGAATAGATGTCGTAGTGGTCGCGCAGAAGCGCCAAGTCGACGCTGGTCAATACCAGCGTCTGCTCTCCTTTGGAATCGACTACGTATTCGGTCGGCATGAAGCTCAAATTGCCTTTGAGCTGCAAGCAAGGGATGAAACCGGGCTTGAGCTTGAAGTCGACGGTCACGGTCTGTATGTAGAGCGGGTATCGAGGATCCGGGACGTACTCCCCTTCGAAAAGAACCGGATCGCCGTACGGCAGGATCTCGCCTCCGACTCCGGCCATGACGGAAGGGTAGAGGCTGTTAACGTCCAGGACGATCCCCTCCCCGATGTCGCGCCCTTTGAAGTCGGGGTTGACGTAGGTGAAACCGCCCTTGTAGCACGGGCGGATCTCAGCGTCGTAGTCGCACACTGGAAACGTCCGTCTGAAACCCTTCTCGCCGCCTATCGTCTTCTTGTACTCGGCGATGGCGTTCGATCCCGCCGTGATCCTGGTCGCGCCCTGGTCGATCAGCTCGCCCAAGGCGCGCGCCACGATCCTGACATCTGCCGATATGTAGTCTATCTCCTGCTGCGTGAGAACGTGATCGGGATCGCGATGCCCCGTGTAGTCTATCTCGAGCTTCGCGTCCTCTTCCTCGAAGCCGAACGCCTTCGGAATCTTCGCGACCGGCAAGCTGATGATCTTCAGCGAATCGCAGAACTCGATATAGTGCCCGCGCCCGAAATAGAGCTTGATCGTGTAGAACTGGTTCATGTCGCTGATCAGCGTCGTGAACCGGTAGGGCGCTTGCTCTCCGTGGCTGGGAATCCATTCCCATCCCGCTGCAAGCAGATGCGATATTATGAACTTCCCGTCGAATTTCAGGTTGTGGAAGTAAACGCGAGCGTCAGGGGCGCGCTCGCACCATTCCACGAACCCTTCGATGGAGGTTCCGGTCGTTATATCGTAGGTTTTCAAGGTGCAAGCAGCCCACGCCCAAACTCGCGTTCGGGTCAGGTCGTCTGCCGTCGTCTCGAAATCGGCCGTGAAGTACTGCATATCATAGCTCAGCCCATCTGTCGAGGATGTAGCCCATCTTGTCGGCGCGGTCTTCCGGCGCGTAGATGTACTCGATGTTCAGAAGCTCGTCTCCGGACTCGAAGAACTCCATGAGCTTGCCCGCGTCGGACATCATCATGGATTCGATCTTCCTCGCGATCTGCGATATAGCCGCATCGAACTCGGAGTAGCCGCCGAACACCGTGTCGAGCCCTTTGATATAGTTCTTGTAGTACCTGTTCAGCCTTTCGTAGGAACTCGTGGCGCTCAGCTCCTCGTAACGCTTGATGAAGCGCTTGAGGGCGATGGGAGAGAAGTCTCGCGCGGTGCGCTTGTCGGGAAGGAGGTTGTTCTGCTGCAACGTTCCCATGCGTCCCAGGGTCTGGCCGTAGTCGATCCCCAGCTTCTTGCGCCTGAGCGATTTGCGCCGCTCGTTGACGGCTTTCGCGATCTGGTACTCCCGCACTTCGTAGCGCGTGGCGATGCCTCCCTCTCCGACGGTCGTCAAGTCCAAGGCTCCTTTGCGCGTAGCGCGCAGCAAGCGCGCGACCGTGTTGTTAAGCACGCGCGCGCTCTTGATCTCGGCTTTGACTTCCTTGTAGCTTACCGGCTCGGGCATGAACTGGGCGTTGGCGGGATTCGCCCGCATAGCCCGTCGAATGGCGTTGTTGTACTTTCGGACTGCGGAGTTGAGGCGCGAACGCTGGCTTTCAGTCCATTTAATCTTAGGTTCTCTCTGCATGTCAGCTCCTCACCGTTTTCCAATCTGACGTAGCACCCCCTGGTCTCCACCGTGAAGTACAGTTGGAACGCGGCGACCAGCTGCATATTGACGTAGAAGTGGAAACGCTTTTCCATGCTGTCGTCCAGCCATTGCGTTCTGACGCAGATCTTGTCCATGAAACTGGAAAGATGCTTCCTAGACGAGAAGAAGAACGTACAGTCTCCGTACATGAAAGAGTAAGGCGATTCCTTCAACTCGTAGAAAACGCCGTTTTTCGAAGGCATGGCGCACCTCCTTTCAATAACGATATTTGATATGCTTGGAAACCGTTTTCAGCGCTTGCGAATGCATGACGAAGACGAGTCCGATATAATCGTCTACGACGTAGCGGCGCACAAGCTCGCGCAGGTCGTTTATGTCGTCCCGCTTCATATCGAACTTGTCGTCCTTGGTGAACATATATTCGATGCGCCCGTTATGATGGCGCTTGAAAACGGCCACGCCTTGCGGGACGACGGCATGCGCCCATAGCTCTTTCTTCAACACCCTGTTCGACGAGTCCGCTACGAACTGCTCCATCAAATCCTTGTCTGCAAGCGACAACATGGCTTCCTCCTGAAAAAAGGCCGCACGCTGGGTGCGGCCTGTGATTGAGAACTTTAAGCGACTTCGAGGGTGAGCATCGTGCCGCGCTTGACCTTCACCTGCTTGACGACCACGTTGATAGGCTCCTCGTAGGTTGGCGCTCCGTAGACGGCGAACATCTTCTTGAGCGAGCCCCACACGCCGTTCGACACGCACTGGTAGCTCTCGCCCTTGTCGTCGATGAGGACGATGCGCGGGGCTTGCTCCACGGTGCCGTCCTCGTCTGCGATTTCGATGATCTCCACGAACAGGTCTTTCAGCGCGATCTGCTTGTTGATGAAGTCGTCGATCTTGTGCGTCGGGTTGTTGGACGCGTTGTAGATCAGCTTCTTGGCATCCGCTCCAAGTTCCGGGTTCACCGAGCAGAACGTGTTGTCCTCGGGCTTGGCAAGCTCGGCGATGGCGTACGTGCGGGCAGGTGCGAGGTCGTTGACGGGCATTTCCTCGGCGATGGCGATGTCTTTGTTCTCAGGCATGGTTTTCTCCTTCTAGTCTATTAGTTTAAGCGTCGATGACGGTAGCGTTTTCAAGGAACGTTTCCACGGACATGGAATAGGTCTTCTCCTCGCCTTCGACCCACTTGATCGTGCAGCCCTTGGGCAGCGCCACGCCGGCATCGCGGAAGGCGGTACGCGCTTTGCGGGCGTTCATGTTGGTGTCCAGCACGACGTACTGGGCGACAGCGCGCACGCTGGGCGGGATTGAATCATCCAGTTCGTACGCGGTCAGCTCGAAACTCTTGAAAGTGCGGGTGATAGCAGCCATAATGTAATCTCCTTTGATCGGTCGGCTTGCTTTGACGATATCCATTATACGCGGGTTGAAAGAGAAAAGACCGGAATCCGGTCTTTTCATAGAATCTTCACAAATCAAATTTTAAAAATATAGAATTAAATCTCTTTTAAACTCCCTTTCATCTATGCCAGCTATATAGCCTTTTTCAGCCCAATAGCTCAAATGTTTAGGAACGCTTCCATGCTCATGCCTATCACCGTTCAATTTGATGAAGCCATGAAGCTTTGAAAGCTCGTATCCATTTAAATAATCTTGCTTTTCATGTTTCATCGATGCCTCCTGCAAATGTAAACCATTCCGATTGCATAAGCTATGATGGCGAATATGGTTTCAGCGTTCATAGTCACCCTACTTTCTTCATGGAGACGAAAACGTAAGACGGATGTTTTTCCATGAATTGAAGATATTCGCATGCTGCTTTGATCGTGTCACAGTGCATATGTTTAAGTTCGTAAACCCCGGTTTCTTTGTTGCGCTGGTAATATTTGATTACGTAGAACATGGTAGGCTCCTTTGACTTGTTTAACTGACACTTACAATATAACA